ACAACAAGACCTCGAAGCCATAATGGCTAGATACAAATGCTCTCTCGCTGAAGCATGGTCTAGGTATAACGAGCAGGAACTTGAACCAGCTAAAGCTAACTCATATGCGACCAAGGTTCGGCCAGCAATTTAGGATTAAATGGATAGACGCGTTTGGTGATAGCAAATGGACTGATGAGGAAGAGCTGACTAAGCTAATCAACACTCACGCTAAGCCTGAAAACCAAACCCTGTACTTCATTAAGCAAACACCAGACTTTTACATATTCACTTCAGGCAAGCCGGAGACAGGCCAGCCCTATATCGATATTCATGGCATACCTAAAGGCTGGCTTCAGTCGATGACCAAGATAAAGTAGTTAGTCTTTCAATATTTTTATTACGAGCCAAATGCAAAAGCTCGAAAGACTAAGTCCGAAAAGTACGACACCAATTCCTACGACGATGGGTAGCGCCCGTAATATTGGGTTATTACCCGCTGCATCTATCGGTGGGATAGAGCACATAGCGACACCAATACCTGCAATGAATAGACCGACAGGAACCAACACAATAAGAAGACAACAACCTCCAACATCATCCATTGAATTATCTCCAATGAAAGTCCCGATTATTTTAGAACCACACGACCACGCTCGCCTGACAGCCGACTACCTAAAGGCATTTCCGCTTCCGACAGAGATAGACCTTATCGAAGTTATTACTCGAATACCCAATGCTCCTTTTGTGAAGAACGGCACTACTCTATCTCACGCCTGGAATGAGTACGGTTTAAAACCCGAAGTGGTGGAGAAGGTGCTTCAGGGAAAGTAGTGATGTATGGCAGTCCAAACGCCTAAGACAAAGAAGACTATCAAAGCGATTACCACGAGTAAGTCCTTCACTTCCAGCAAGACCTCTCGAACTAGCCCAACAGTGATTTTCAATTCACAAAGATACGTTTGTAACCCGGATAGCGGTTTAGGTTGGAGTTCAGCAGACAAAGCACACACCTCTCCGACGCTAGGACTAGCCTTAAGGCGTCAGTGGTTCTGGCCGATGGGATTCATACCTTAAGCTGAATCTTTTCAAAAAGTCAATATTTATCGTTTATTTTCACTTTTAACGTATGCCATCCGGCAGAAAATCTCTTAAAGAAGAATTACAAATCAAACAACGGTACGCAGACCTCACTGAACCTTATTTCAAAGTTCTCAAAAAGCACTTACAGGGTGGAAATGTTGTGAATGAGAAATGGGCAGTCGAACAGCTTACAAAAGCTTACACGAAGATGATTCCACAAGATGTGAATGCCGACCTAACAGGAGAATTGAATATTAAGTGGCAATCGTAAATGGTCGTTATCCCTTACTCACCGAGGGAATGGGCCAGTAAGCTCCACCTAACTTCGAAGCGTTGGATAGTTCTTGTTCTTCACAGACGCGCCGGCAAGACAGTAGCAGTCCTCAACCACCTTCAACGAGACGCGCTCAAGACTCCAGATTCCCGTTTCGCTTACATCGCACCTTTTTACAAACAAGCTAAGAACATCGCTTGGGATTTACTCAAACACTACGCAAGGCCCATCCCCAATGTCGTATTCAATGAAGCAGAACTTTCAGTCAAATATCCTAACGGTTCTAAGTTACAGCTTTACGGTGCTGATAATCCTGATAGCCTTCGGGGTATCGCTCTGTGGGGTGTGGCTTTCGATGAATACTCCCAACAGCCAAGTAATATCTTTACTGAAATTATTCGGCCTGCTCTCGCTGACCACGCTGGTTATGCAATTTGGATTGGTACTCCTAAAGGCAAGAATGAACTCTTCCGACTCTACCAACATGGGCTAGCTGATGAAGCGTGGCTTTCAATGCTTCTCACCGTTGAGGACACCAAGTTAATTCCCGAAGCTGAACTCGAAGACGCAAAGAAATTGATGAGTGATGATGAATTCAATCAAGAGTTTATGTGTTCATTCGAAGCAGCCGTCAAAGGTGCCTACTACGCAGCAGAGTTATTGAAAGCAAGGAAAGAAAGCAGAATCAAGACGATTCCTTACGACCCTATCTTAAAAGTTCACACTGTTTGGGATTTGGGAATAGGCCAGAAGCTAGCCATTGGTTTTTATCAAGGCACTTCTACTGAACGGAGAATGATTGATTATTGGGAAGGTGCAAATCATGATGGAATTCCCCAGGCAATCAAAGCTCTAGAGAACAAAGAATACATCTACGGTAAGCACTTCTTGCCTCACGACGTAAAAGCGACAGACATCAGTACTGGTAAGACTCGTCTTCAATTAGTTAAAGACCTGAAGCCTACATGGACCTTTGAAGTAGTTCCTAGCCTATCCGTTGATGACGGTATCCAAAGAGGCAAACTGTTTTTCAACAAACTGTGGATAGATGAGCAGAAGTGTCAGACCTTCTTAGATTACATCGCCCAATACCGACAAGAGTGGGACGACAACAAAGGAATGTTCAAAGAGAAGCCCGAGCATGACTTCACATCTCACGCCGCAGACGTTCACAGGTATGCCGCGATAGTCGAAGACCAAATGACAAATGAAATGCAAAAGCCCTACGTGCAGCCGCAGTGGGAAAGCGAAACACCTTATTTTTCTGGTTGAGACCTTTTATTGCGGTTTATTTCACTGAACAACTCACTATCTTCTGGTGAAGCTTGGCGCGAATAACCCGCATGGACACACGCTTGCAATAGGTTCTTCAATCGGGTTATGTCGCTTGAATAATCTGGTATGTAGGGTATCAGAGCCGCCTTCCTTGAAATCTTCTTCCTTTGACGGTCAGCAGATTTTTGCTGTTCCTCTAACCGCTCCAGTCGCGAAACAGTCGTATCGTAAATCTCTTTCGTAGTTAAGCCGTGTAGGCTTTTACAAAACTCCTCAAATTCATCCATAGCTTTTTTCCTTTTAATGATTTCTGAAACCGAACAAATAGTTAATCAAGTCCGCGCCGAATACAAGGCTGGTTTAGATTATCGCCATCAAAGAGAAGCCGCATGGAAACAAGCAGAGGACCAGTATTTCAATAAGCAAGTCAAAAGCTTAAAGCAACGCTACAACGTACCCGTTCCCACGGTCCCAGGTTTCGTTGAAACTCTGCTTTCCAAAGTAGACGACCCTCCGACGATTAAAGCTGAACAAGCTGAAGATGCTGATTACAAAGCAGTCCAAAAGGTGAATGCTTTCCGAGAGGTGGAATCTCACAAAGAGGATTATGACTGGGATATGGTTGACGTTGACGCTAAGAAGCAAGCCATTCTGTATGGCCGCGCAATCGCCAAGTTCTTCGCTCAATCCAAACCTGAATACAAATCCAATCTAGAGCTAGTTGATGTTTATGACTTCATCGCCGACCCAATCGGCGGAAGTAATTTAGAGAAACATCGCTTTGTCATGCAGGACAACCTATTTAAGAGTAAGGAAGACTTAAAACAGGGGGTTGAGAATTTAGGCTACGACTCTGCCGCCGTTGAGAAGATTATCAACGCTACCAGTCAGGACAAGATTGTTGACAACGACAACCAATACAAGAGCAAACAATCACGAATGATGGCTCTTGGTATCGATGGCATTACGTTCAACTATGCCGGCCAACCCTTATACAAATTTATTGAGGCAGGGACTACTTGGAAAGGTGTCCGTTATTACGTACTTTTCAATAATGAAACCGGCACCGCAGTTAAGTGCGTCCCCTTAAAAGAAGTCTTCAAGTCTAACCTTTGGTGGTTCACCTCCTGGGCTACTCACAGAGATACCTTTAACTTCTGGAGTAAAGCCCCGGTCGATGACATTGTTCCTTTAGCTGAAATGGTCCGAGTCCTCGTCAACCAAGAACTCGACAACCGGCAGAAGAAGAATTGGGGACAACGAGCTTACGACCCAGAGATGTTTCCAAACCCCGCTGACTTACAGTGGCGTCCTGATGGTCTAGTAGCCGTTAAGAGTGGTTCTACGGTAACAAGAGGCATTGAACAAGGTGTTTACCAGTTTGAGACTCCTGAACTCCGCGGAACGATTGAACTCGTTAATTACATCGATGACTTAATCGGTGAAAAGAGTGGTATCAATGCTGATACTCAAGGCGCAAGCGACGAAGATAAAGTAGGCATTTATTACGGTAACCTCCAGCAAGTAGCCGACCGCTTAGGACTCTACAACAAGAGCTACAAGAAGTTCTGGCAGGCTATTGGACGCAGGTATGTTTGGGGACTCTTCGAACACTTACGCTCACCTATGGCTGTCAAGATTATTGGTGAAGAAGGCGCTGAGTGGGATGAAATCAAACGCTATGAAATCAACCCTGATTGGAATATCAAGATTGAAGGCGGTAACGCTGAATTAGCAGCCGACGAAATCAGAAAAAAGCGCCTTGAAGAAATCATGGGCACCCTTCAGCCTGATGAATTAGCAATCATAAGCCCCCGCTGGCGAGCTGAACAAAAACTGCGCGCCATCGGGATAGAGGAAGACGATATTCGTATGGCATTCGACGTTCAGAATGAAGGCAACAGGGAAATACTCTCCGAAGCCTCACAGATGATTCAGGATTGTTTAGAAGGGAAGCCTTACAAGATTAACCGAGGAGCTAATACAGCTTTTGTCCAAAAGATTATCGACCACGCCACTGATACTAATTCTCTCACCGACGAGCAGTACATGAAGTTGATGGAAATCGCTGAAGCTCACTTACCCGTCGCAGCCGAAAACATGGCCCGCAAAGCAGTACAGATGATGGCCCAACAAGGAGTTGGGCCAGAACAGATGTCATCCTCACCCAGTGAGCAGTTATATGGCTCACCAGAGGCTCAAAATGGCACCCAGCCGGCTCCAAATACTCCTCAAGGTACGCAAAGTCGCTCAGCCCAGTTTGCGCCTTAAATATCGCCGTAAACGCACCCATCTCCACATCTTCTTCAGTTTAGAAGAGATAGCTATCTCTTTATCCAACACTTTGTAAATTGCGACGAGGAACAGGATGAAGACAAAAACTTCGAAGATTGAGTATTTGATGTTTAAAAGCGAATCACCGGCAACCATAGCGAGTATTCCTTTTCGGTAAACAAGAGAGAACCCCTCTCTCACGGTTGTCGGGACTTGTAATAATCCTAAAACTGCCGATTTCAAATGTCAATACAATTAGAGCAACTCAAAAAGATAGTTTTCGAACTCGATTATGACCCTGATGATAGAAAAGAAGTTTTAGAGCTCGAAGCGCGATTAGCGGAAGCTGCCCAGGTTGAAAAAATCGCCTCACTTCCTATCATCGCAGACTTCATCGAGTACATAACCTTCCAAAAGGACGCCGCAGAACACTTACTGAAGACAGATAGGACCATGACCGACCGGGAGCGAGACAAGATGTTTGAGCGTATAGACCTCACCACTCGTTTTATTTCCCTCTTTAACGCCCAGGACCGCCAAGCAGTTGAACAAGAAATTAACAATCTCCTAGATGTTGCAAAGTCTCATCAATAAGGCCAAAGAGTGGCGCACGAAGCGCAAGACTCTCATGATTGTTGCCGACATCAAGACAGGTAAACTTTTACTCAGTTACAAGGGCAAGACAGCAACAGGAAGTTTTGAAGACAACACTCTACGCAACATGGTCAAAGGCGTGAGGTTTGAAAAATCAACGACCAACTTTTTAGTAGCCATATCACAATTAATC